ACACGTATTCAAAAAGGGTACTCCCATACATGTCAAAGGAGTTTTGTTTTACAACAAATTACTGAAAGACAAGAAACTAGACAGGAAGTATCAACTAATTAAGGAAGGCGAAAAGATTAAGTTTTGTTATTTGAAAATACCAAATCCCATACAAAACAATACAATCGCCATTTTGAGTGGATTGCCAGAGGAGTTTGAACTGGATAATTATATTGATTACGATACTCAATTTGAGAAGGCCTTTCTTGAACCAATTAAAACAATAACCGACACCATACAATGGGATTTGGAAAAGAAATTTACATTAGATCAATTTTTCTAGGAGAAAATCATGAGTAGTTTAATGAACAAATTAAGAAAGAATACTTCTTTCAAAGATGGTAGAGTTAATACTTTATCGGAATCGCCATTTTTGCATGAAAAAGATAATGTACCAACAAATATTCCAGCGATGAATGTTGCATTTTCTGGTTCTATTGACAATGGATATACATCTGGTTTAACTATGATTGCAGGCCCAAGTAAACACTTCAAGACTGCATTCGGATTGATTATGATGAAAGCATATCTTGATAAGTATCCAGAAGGTATTGCACTTTTTTATGACAGTGAGTTTGGTACTCCACAAAATTACTTTGATGTTTTTGATATCGACACATCAAGAGTTGTGCATATTCCTGTTACGAATTTAGAAGAACTCAAGTTTGATATGGTATCTCAGTTAAATGATATTACAACTGATGATAAACTCTTTGTCATGGTAGATTCAGTTGGTAATCTCGCATCAAAGAAAGAAGTAGAAGATGCAGAAAATCAAAAGTCTGCCGCAGACATGACAAGAGCAAAACAATTCAAGTCTTTGTTTAGAATGGTGACACCACATCTGTCTATGAAAGATATTCCAATGGTTGCAATCAACCATACATATGACTCGCAGGGCCTGTATCCTACAAAAGTAGTTTCTGGTGGTACTGGAATGTATTATAGTGCAGACACTATCTGGATTGTTGGTAGACAACAAGATAAGGTTGGTACTGAGATTCAAGGATATCACTTTGTAATTAATGTGGAAAAATCTAGATTTGTAAAAGAAAAATCCAAAATTCCAATTTCGGTATCTTGGGATAATGGTGTAGATAAAACATCTGGACTTTTAGATATGGCAGTAGACTACGGTGCAATCACAAAAGGTGGTGGTTGGTATCAAACTGTTGATATGGAAACTGGTGAAGTGAATGATAAAAAGTTCCGTGAAAAAGAAACTCATAACATGGAGTTTTGGGAATCATATCTACAAGATGAAAAGTTTAATAACTTTTTGAAAGAAAAATACAGAGTTGGTGGGTAATGGGGGTCTTTGCCTCAAAATATGTCTATAAACAAAGGATGGATATTTGTAAACAATGTCCATCCTACATGCCTAAAATTTACACTTGTAAAGAGTGTGGTTGTTTTATGCCAGCAAAAACTAAAATTGCGAACATAAGATGTCCAAAAGATAAGTGGGTTGAAGTTTATGGCACAGAAGATAAGGCTCCAGATGATGAAGTGCCGGATGAAAAAGAAGAACTTTTAAAACTAGCAGATGCGATGGAAAGAGAAGCTCAAAAGATAAGGGAGAGTTTAAAATGAACATAACCGATAAAAGTTTCACAATGATGCAAACTGATGATCCAGATGATGGATTTGCAATCAAAATTAACGAAGGCAAGTTTGCAAATGTAATGTATACAATGGGGTCTGTTAAAGTTACGGAAGATGGTATGCAGGCAAGTATGTCTTTTGATTTCACACCGTTGAATGGTAATATGACATATAAAGTTCAAGATTTAAATGGAAATAAAGAATTAGAAGAAGTAGCTGGACAAATCTTAAAATATATGTTAGAAGTATCAATTAACGATGCATTAGAAAACATACAGGAAACAAATGGATCTGAGTGAACTTACAATATTACAAAATCTTATTAACAATGAAGAATATTGCAGAAAAACAGTTCCTTTCATTGTAAAAGATTTCTTTACAGAAGAAAAAGACAAAGTGTTATTCGATATGATTCAAGAACATATCGATAAGTACAATGAGGCCCCTACACCAGTTTCATTGCAAATCACATTGGATGATATGACTGTATCCGATATGATCTACAAAGAAGTAAGTGATACGATTGGTGTGCTTGGAAAAGTAGAAGAAGTCAATCAAGATTGGTTAATCGACCACACAGAAAAGTGGTGTAAGGATAAGGCAATCTATAATGCAGTGTTGGAGTCTATCCAGATTATCGATGGAAAGACACAAAAAGACAAAGGTGCATTACCAAAACTTTTACAAGATGCTCTTGCAGTTTCTTTTGATAATCATATTGGACACGATTTTATTGATGACTATGAAGAAAGATATGATTTTTATCAAAAGAAAGAGGAACGTATTCCATTTCACTTGGAAAAATTCAATCAAATCACCAAGGGTGGATTGCCAAACAAGACATTGAATATTGCACTTGCCGGTACTGGTGTGGGTAAGTCTCTATTCATGTGTGATCTTGCTGCATCTCATTTGATGATGGGTAAGAATGTATTGTATGTAACACTCGAAATGGCAGAAGAAAAGATTGCAGAAAGAATTGATGCAAACTTGTTGAATGTGAATATCCAACAAGTTTCTGAAATGCCTAAAGATTTGTTTGTGAAAAAGATTGAAAGAGTACAGTCAAAGACAACTGGTAAACTTATTGTAAAAGAATATCCAACTGCATCTGCAAATGCAAATCATTTCAGACATCTACTACAAGAGCTCTTACTCAAAAGAAATTTCATTCCAGATATCATTTATATTGACTATCTGAATATCTGTGCATCTGCAAGGATTAAACATGGTGCAAATGTAAACTCATATTCTTACATCAAATCTATTGCAGAAGAATTGCGTGGACTTGCAGTAGAAAACAATGTACCTATCGTTTCTGCGACACAGACAACACGTAGTGGATATACAAATACCGATGTCGGATTGGAAGATACTTCCGAATCATTTGGATTGCCTGCAACTGCCGACTTTATGTTCGCACTTATTTCTACTGAAGAATTGGAAGAACTCAGTCAATTACTGGTAAAACAGTTAAAAAATCGATATAATGACCCAAATAATCACAAAAGATTTGTTGTAGGTATTGACAGACCTAAAATGAGACTATATGATGCAGAAGAAAATGCTCAGGAAGAACTGACTGACGTATCTCCAACTGTTAGTACAAACTCTAAAAAGTCAGAGATAGGAAAGTTCGAAATAGAATTTTAGTCTTGTTTTTCCTAAAATCATAAATAGTGTTCAAAACATTTAGGTGAAAACATGGCTAAAGAACTTGTACTAGAGTTATCGAAACTTAGTAATACTAATGCTGTCTTAGACAAGAGTACTAAGACAATTAAAAAGTATCATTTAAAGGTTCCTGCTCAAAATCGTACTAAAGTCTACGACCAAATAATCTCATCTCTCAAAACTAAAAAAATTAGTTATGAAGAAAAAATGATGACAGGTGAATCTCAAACTGTGCCTGTCATTGAATTTTTAAACTTAGATGAAACCTACAGAATAGTTGTTAAACCACAAGGTGGTGGATCTGGAGCTGGTGCGAGAGCAACAGCGATTGGTGAGTCTGCACAATGTTTATATCTCGCCGCTCATAGAGATGTGGGTGCAGAAGATTTTACTGAACCAGAATTAGTTGATGGGTTTAAAAAATGTGCATGTGATGTTAAGTTACAGGACATTAGAAAAGAACTCACAGAAGATTGGATTAAATCTTCAATCATTGGTGCAAAACTTTTAAAAAAGAAAATCAATGCAACCAAGAATTACACATATCATAGAGGTAGTCCTTGGGTAACTGCACTTGAAAATCAATGGAAAATAATCAATCGAAACGAAGGTGTGTTTTCCAACATCAACAAATGGAGCCCCGCTGATATATGGGTAGTTGAAACTGGTCTTAGTCCAGATTGGAGTCAATTCAAAAACTATGTACAGTTGAATGCATATATTGAAAAGATGTTTGAGGAGAAAAAAATTATGGGAGTATCTTTGAAAAAAGTAACTGTAGGACAGGGTAGATATTCTGTTAAAAATAAAACAGGTGCAGTTAAAAAATCTTACTCTTACACTGGATATACTTTTGGTAAAACTTTCTTGACTTCAAAAGATTGGTACATTAATTATGATGGTGGTAGAATTCAAATGAGAACATTTGGTAAAGTTGCATCATCTTGGCAAGGTGAAATTAAGGGACAATCTGCAAACCAAGGTAAAGTCGGCGGCGGAGTTTTACAGAATATTGTTAAGAGAGTTACAGGAGTTACTTGTACTATTCCTAACAAAGTAAAGATGGACAAACCTCACATTGATAAGTTATATAAATACTTAAATGACTTAACTACTGAGAAAATGGATTACGAAGTATTTGTTTCTGAAATAAGTAAAAAGTCTGTAGAGTTTGGTGAGCAATGGTTTTTAAGTAAGTTTTTAGGTGCAGAGATTTGTAGTATCATTGATAACTATAGTGCTCCAAATGATGTTACTACAGAAATACTTTCATATGCATCATCACAATCATCACTTAGTGGTGTTTACGCAAAGGTAGAATAATGGAATCTTTTGGTACATATCTAACAGAAGATAAAGGTGGAAAAAACCTTCATCTAGAACACATAGAAGATGAAATAGTCAACTATGGAATTTCTGGTGGTCGAGCGGCCATAAACTTTTTGCGTTCTCTTAGAAATATGTTGGCGGGTAGTGCGTCCAAGTCAGTTAATATGACAGTTAAGTGGGATGGAGCTCC